TATAGAGTGTTTTATAGTGTTTTTTTAATACTTTTGTAACTTTAGTAATTACAGGAGTTTCTACATCAGTCATTTCCCTTATGTAAATATAAAGTGCTTTTTTATTAAATATTTCTAAGTTTTCTCTACGTTTAAATAATACATTAATAGCATCACATACCTTTCTATCTTTATCTTTTTTAAACATAGTAAACATGTGTTTATCTATATATTCAGTGAAATAATCTATAAAATCTTTAATATCTTTTTTTGTTTGATCTCTATCATGTAAATATTGAGTAATAGGATCATCATCTACAGCTAAAACGTCTGTTTTTGATTTTTTCTTCTTATAATTGTTGTTATTATAAAGGATAAGGTAATTTTTACCTACAATTGAGAAATAACTAAATGCTTTTGAACCTCTTTCGGGTTTGAAATAATCTAATTTTTCGAGGAAAAAACAAATAACTTCATGTTTTAAATCTTCCAAATCATCTACTTCTGTATAATAAAATTTGAATGTATGAATTAAATTTTCAGCTAATTTATAAAAGGGGTACCAAATTCTTTCTTTAAATATATCATCCCTTTCATCTTGGTTAGATGTAGCTAAATATTCTTTTATAGCTGCGTCTGTGTCGGGGGTAAAATATTGTTTTTTGGTTCTTTTTCTTCCTCTTTTTTTAGGACCAGGTTCAAGGGTGGTATCAACTATTGGTTCTGGGGGGGGTTTAGGGGCATACTTAATTTTTGACATGTGGTTTTTACTAAGTTTTTATTTAAGGGTAAACTCGTTTAGAGCTTCTTGTATTTCTTCTACTGATTTAAAGAAAAAACCAATTTGGTCATCTGAACGAAATGTACCTTGCTGGTCTAAAGATTTTAATCTTGTACCACAAGCTACTACTGCTTCACTTTGTTTGGTGATAAAATCTTCCAATCTTTCATTTTGTTTCATTAAGTTTCTAATAATAAAAAAGGAAGTTACTACTACTACTGTTAATATAATACTAAGTGTTAACATAATTAATCTTTGAAAAATGAATCAATAACACTCAATGTTGCTGTTGCTAGATTCGGGTTATTTACTGCGTTGATTTTTTTAGCTGTTCTAAGTGTTTTATCGCCCTTAGAAGCGTTTGCTGGTTTAGAAGAAGGATTAGATGAATTATTCCATAACTCAAATTCAATCTGAGCTGCCATATGATCTGCTTGATGCATCAATAATGGTAAATGTGTTCTTAATCTCGTTTCTTTTTGACCTGACAT